AATCTTTGAGAGATTGACGATTTAAGATATTTTAATAATAAGCTAATGCGTGGTTTGCGAGTACCTAGTAGCTATCTACCAACCGGTAGCGATGACGGAACAGCCACTTATCAAGACGGTAGGGTTGGTACTGCACTAATTCAAGAATATAGATTTGCAAAATATTGTGAGCGTTTACAAAATACAATGCAAACACATTTTGATAAAGAATTTAAAATGTTTTTAAAGCACAGAGGAATTAATATTCCAAGTAACTTGTTTAGTATACAACTTACTGAATCACAAAACTTTGCAAGCTACAGAGAAATGGAACTTGACTCACAGCGAGTTACAATGTTTGGTGGAGTAGAAGGCGTACAATACTTGAGTAGACGCTTTATACTTAAAAAATATCTTGGTCTTACTGAAGACGAGATTGTAGAAAATGAAATTAATTGGAGAGAAGAGAATACAGATTCTTCTTTACAAAACAATGCTAAGAGAGATCTTGGTGGTGTAGGTATTAGAACTGGTGATATTGAAGGTTTTGAACCTACTGATGTAGATGCAGAAAATGATGCAGATACAGATATGGGAGGCACAGATGTGGACAGCCCAGTAGGTGGTCCGGCTTCAAGTGATGCTGGTGGAGGAGAAGGCAATGAGATTTAATGAAATTGCACAAGATGCTGAGGATGATGAATTCAATAAATGGGATGTAGATGATACTCGCAGACCTAAAATGACGTTAAGACATCTTAATAAAATGAGAAAAAGACGTGAATCAGCCAAAGCCGAGCATGAAAGAATGACTCAAGGATACAAGGTAATGTATTCTGCTCCGGCTCCAGAGTAACCTATATATTATAAGTATATATACATAAACTATGCATAAAACCGTGTTTAGAAAAAAAATCGCGGTTTTATCTGTATTTAAGGCACTTTGGTAAAGAGTAACCGTAAATACAATTGTTATAACCTATTCATGAAGGAGATTTATTATGAGTGCTCAAGATCGTTATACACAGATTATTGAAAGCCTAGTAAATGGTGAGGAAGCTAAAGCATCTGAACTATTACATGAAGCTTTTGTGGAAAAAGCTCGTGAGATCTATTCAGATCTTGTAGAGCAAGATGATATCGTTGAAGACGATATCTCAGAAGAAGACTTAGAAGAAGCCATTCGTGATGAAGAGTCAGGCGACTTTATTGATGATATTGAAGAAATTCAATCAGATGAAGACGAAATCGAAGCTGAAGAAATGTTCGGCGAAGATGATGACGAAGAAGACGACATGGAAGCAGAACTAGAACTTGCAGGCGACGAAGACGGCGAAGAAGAAGGTGGCGAAGAAGCAGACGGAGACATGGGCGGCGTTGAAGACGCAATGGTTGATGTTGAAGATGCACTAGCAGACCTAAAAGCTGAATTTGCGGCTATCATGGGCAAAGAAGATGACGCACCAGAAATGGAAATGCCAGAAGAAGGTATGGAAATGGAATTTGCAGAATCAGAAGAGTCAGATGATGAAGAGCTAGAAGAAGCTGAAGAAACAGACTCAGATGAAGAAGAGCTAGAAGAAGCAGCTGACCTAACAAAGGTTGGTAAAGACGGTGCAATCCACCCAGTAGATATGCCAGCAGGTGACGATGGTAAACATTCGCCAGTAGCAGGTAAAAATGACATGGGCGGCGAGACTATCAAAACAGGCGCTAAAGGTTCTGAAGGTTCATCAAAAGGCTTGTCAGATGAACACGCAAAAGACATGGGCGTTACACACCCAGGCGATGGTGCTTCACTATCACCTGAAGGTCGCGGCCACGGTGCAGAGAAAAAAGGTGCAGCTCCAGCTAAACCATCAACAGATTCTCTAATTAACAAGGCACCAAAGTAACATGCGTACACTAACTGAACATCTTACATGGAAACAGGCAAATATCGTTACCGAAGCTTCGGATGACGGTAAAAGCCTGTACATGCAAGGTATTTTCATTCAGGGTAACAAGCCAAATCAAAATCAAAGAATATATCCTAGTCAAGAAATTAAGAAAGCTGTTGAAAGCATACAAAAAAGAATTGACGATGGATTTACAGTTCTAGGCGAAGCTGATCATCCAGATGACTTACAAGTTAATCTAGATCGTGTATCTCACATAATTGAAAAAATGTGGATGGACGGTGATGATGGCATTGGACGTTTAAAACTAGTACCTACTCCACTGGGAAATATATGTAAAACCCTATTAGAGAACGGTGCAAAACTTGGCGTATCGTCAAGAGGTACTGGCAATGTTGCAGACGGCGGCAAAGTTAGCGGATTCGAAATTCAAACAGTTGATATCGTTGCTAACCCAAGCGCACCTGATGCATATCCAGACCCACTTTATGAGCAAATAATGAATGGCAAGCGTGGTAACATCTTATTAGATGTTGCAGAAGCTACCAATCACGACGATACGGCTCAAAAGTATCTCCAGAGTGAGGTACTAAACTTTATTAATAACTTAGATATTGGGAGAAGATAATGGCTCATGCAATTGAACAACTCCTAAGTTCTGAAATGCTATCAGAAGAAGTACGCACAACTCTTACAGAAGCGTGGGAAGCGAAGTTAGCTGAAACTCGTGAAGAGATCACTACTGAGCTACGTGAAGAGTTTGCTACTCGTTATGAAAATGACAAAGAGCATATGGTGGAAGCACTAGATGCAATGTTAAAAGATACAATCACTTCTGAACTTGAAGAATTTCAACAGGATAAAAAACTAGCTGTAGAAGCAAAAGTAGATTACCAAAAGAAAATTAAAGAGCATAGTGCTTTGTTAGATCGTTTTGTAATGGAAACACTACAAAAAGAAATTAACGAACTACATGCAGATCGCAAACTTCAAGAAGCAAATTTCGTGAAGTTAGAAGACTTCGTAATGGAGCAACTAACTTCAGAACTTAATGAATTCCACCAGGACAAGAAAGACCTAATCGAACAGAAGGTAAAACTAGTTTCTGAGGGTAAAGAGATCATTGCCCAAGCTAAGAAAGAATTTGTAGCTAAAGCAAGCACAAAATTGGCAACTATTGTTGAAACAACAATTAAAGGCGAATTAAGCTCACTTAAAGAAGACATTCAGTCAGCAAAAGAAAACATGTTTGGTCGTAAGATCTTTGAAACATTTGCAGCTGAATTTACAAGTTCACACCTAGCAGAAGGCACTACTGTTTCAAAACTAACATCTGAAATGACAGAAGTTAAAGCGAAACTAGCTGAGGCACAATCAGCTATTGAAGCTAAAGAAGCAATTATTGCAGAAGCAGAGAAGAAAGCATTACGCATTAAAGAAGCAAATACAAGAAAAGCTACACTTGATGATTTACTTTCACCTCTAGCAGCAGAAAAACGTGAGTTGATGGGTAACTTACTTGAGAGCGTACAGACTGAAAAACTTTCAGCGGCGTTTAAAAAGTACTTACCAACAGTTCTTAACGAATCAGCATCAACAACAAAATCACAATTAAATGAATCTCAGAAGACTGAGATCACAGGTAATAAGGCTAGCACACAGACAACTGAAAGCGATGCCGAAATTATTAACCTTAAAAAATTAGCCGGTATCAACTAATAGGAGAATACCAAAATGACACAAAATCTATTTGAAAATTGGGACGTAACTAAAGACGCCCTAACAGATGGTCTAGCAGGCAACAAGAAGGTAGTAATGGAATCAGTTCTTGAAAACACTAAAGGCTACCTAGCAGAAACAGCAGCCGCTGGTTCAACAATGGCAGGTAACATCGCAACAATGAACAAAGTTATCCTACCAGTTATTCGTCGTGTAATGCCAACTGTTATTGCAAACGAACTTGTTGGCGTACAGCCAATGACAGGCCCAGTAGGCCAAATCCACACACTACGTGTACGTTACTCAGAATCAGCAGGCGGCGTAAACGCAGGTGATGAAGCACTTTCACCATTTGCAATCGCTAAAGGCTATTCAGGTGATGCAGCAACAGGTGGTCCAACTTCAACAGCTTCAATGGAAGCAGAAGCAGGCCGCAAACTAAGCATCCAAGTACTAAAGCAAACTGTAGAAGCTAAAACACGTAAGCTATCAGCACGTTGGACATTTGAAGCGGCGCAAGACGCTAACTCAATGCACGGTCTAGACGTTGAAGCAGAAATCATGCAAGCACTTGCACAAGAGATTACTGCTGAGATTGACCAAGAAGTTCTAACTTCACTACGTACACTAGCAGGTACAGCTTCAGATACATACGACCAAGGTAACGTATCAGGTCAAGCAACATTCGTTGGTGACCAGCATGCGGCACTAGCAGTTCTAATCAACAGAGCGGCAAACCTAATCGCGGCAAGAACACGCCGTGGCGCAGGTAACTATGTTGTTGTATCACCAACAATCCTAACTGTACTACAGTCAGCGACAACATCAGCATTTGCACGTACAACAGAAGGTCCTTTCGAGGCACCAACTAACACGAAATTTGTAGGTACACTAAACAACACAATGCGTGTGTTTGTAGACCAGTATGCAAATGACGCAACAGAAATCCTAGTAGGCTATAAAGGCGAAGGTGAAATTGATGCGGCAGCGTTCTATTGCCCATACATCCCACTAATGTCATCAGGCACAGTACTAGATCCAGCAACATTCGAGCCAACAGTATCATTCATGACACGTTATGGCTACGTTGAGCTAAACAACCAAGCTTCATCACTTGGTAACGCAGCAGACTATCTAGCGAAAATCGGTGTTGATTCATCAGCACTATCATTCCAGTAAGTTTTACTGTTTACATTAATTAGAAAAGGCGTTCTTCGGAACGCCTTTTTTATTGACTTCTAACAATTTTCTGTGCTATAAATAAAACGTATCATAAAGATATATTTGTGAGCGCCAGGGTAAAGCTGGCAAGCAAAGGAGAAAATTATGGAACTACTCACACTATGGATGATAGTGGGCTTTTTATTCGCGGCCTATGCAGTCATCGCAAATGATTCAGTACAAACATTAGGTACTTGGATTGCATCAAACAACGAAAAATTTCATTGGAGAACAATGTGGGCAGCCGCTTCGGCTGTTTTATTATATACACTCTGGTATGGATGGTATATGAACGGAGGCGATATTAGTTATGGTCGTCTAAACAAAATCCCCTTTCAAGAAATACAATGGTATCATGCAATGGCACCAGGATTACTATTAATACTTACAAGGATAGGAGTACCAGTTAGTACTTCTTTTTTAGTATTAAGTGCATTCGCTAGTACATTTGTACTAGAAAAAATGCTTATGAAATCAATGATGGGATATGCAGTAGCCGCAGTAGCCGCTTATGCAATTTGGATTGTAGTAAGCAAATTACTAGATGAAGCAAAACCAGTCAAAGAAGAACATAAAAATTATTGGCGCATCGGACAATGGATAACAACAGGCTTCCTGTGGTTTACTTGGTTGTCACACGACATGGCAAATATTGCTGTATTTTTACCACGTGAAATTCCATGGGACTTAATGATTTTAGTTAGTCTAATATTTGTGGTTGGATTATACTTTATGTTCCGTGAAGGCGGCGGCAAAATTCAAAATATTGTTATTGAAAAGCATAATACTCGTTATGTTCGTAGTGCTACGATTATTGATCTAGTATACTTTTTGATTTTGTATTTCTTTAAAGAACTTAATGATATTCCAATGTCAACAACCTGGGTGTTTGTAGGACTACTATGTGGACGTGAACTTGCTATGGCAACAATGACAGGCAAGCACAAGTTTAAAACGGTGTTTCCATTAGTAACCAAAGACTTCTTTAAGATGATGATAGGCTTAGGCGCATCAGTTGGAGTAGTATTGATGATACATTACGTTATCAACCCAGCTTAATAAATAGACATTTTTGTTAAATAATGGTGTAGGACGACGGTCCTACACTATAATCTTTCGAAGGAGACAAAAATGGCTAAAAGAGAAGAAGACTATTCTATTGACAAAGCCCGTCAAATGAGAACTAGTCGTACAGCAAACAATATGAATACGTTTGAGCGTGATCAAAGTGTTAATACTGATGTATCTACAATGAACACGCCTGCCCTATTCAGCAAAACATTAGATCATGACAGTACTACTTTGTTACCATCAGAAGCAAATGTTGTAAAACTAGCACTGGCAATGGAACGTGGTACAAGAAATGATTTAGAAAATGTTCAATTATCACCAAACGCAACACGTAAGTTAGCAAACCCACTAGGTGCATTTATCTGTGAAGTAATGGGTTGTGACGCTTATGGATTTACTATGCCAGTACCACCAACATTAGATAGTGTTGCCGGCGCAGGTGAAATGGTTGAAGTTTACGAACAAAATATCCAACGTGATATTTCTTTTGACGAATTAAATTTTGGTGGCGCAAATACTGCGGCTGATCGTGCAGTAACAAATTTAAATGCATTTGGTTCAGAATATAAAGGCCCAGTAAATTCAGTAAGCGGTGCATTAACACGTGCAGAATTATTTCGTGGTGTAGCACCTGGATGTCTTACTGGTCCATATGTATCACAATTTTTACTACATGATTTTAAAATGGGCGCACACACAATTTCACAAAAATACGATGTACATACTGGTGTATACGGAAATACATCAACAAACTTTAAAAGTATTGCTGATGGCGGAGTACCAGTAGCACAAGGTGCAAATGAAGCAACAGCTCAATATATTTGGAACGGTAAAGGATTAGGAACACTTGTTCATGGTGATTTTATTTACCAACAATTCTATTATGCGGCAGCAATGCTAGCACATGGTGGTACAAGGCACACAGCATACTCTGATAATGATCCATCAAACAGCGGCGCATTCTTAACTAATGGTGGTCCAGCGTTTGTTGCTCCAGCAGTAGCGGCAGTATCATCACATGCACTATCAGCCTCATGGGTTCACAAATGGAGACATCACTGTAAACTACGTCCAGAAACAATGGCGGCTCGAATTGTTACTGGTATATCTGGTGCAACCACACAGTATCATGATTCAGCACTAACAACAAATGCACAGTCAACATTAGATGCTGTAAAGGCATTTAACGTTGCAAATGGTGGTGATAATGCAGAATTTTTACCAATGCTATATGCAGAAGGCTCACCAACACACCCAGCTTATCCAGCTGGACATGCAGTAATTGCAGGTGCTAATGCAACTATTTTAAAATTAGTATATGCAGATACAAACTGGTCAACAATGGGCAACTATAGTGCAGTTCAACACTCAACAGATGGTAACTCATTAGTAACATATAGTAGACCAGATGCAGGTGATGTAACAGTACATGGCGAACTAAACAAACTAGCAGCAAACATGGCAATTGGACGTAATATTGCAGGTGTACACTATCGTTCAGATGGTGACTGTGGTATGATGTTAGGACAAAAAGTAGCAATCGCTTACTTTGAAGACTATCTATCACGTTTAATTGAGCCAACTGGTGATATTACTATTACTGGTTTTGACGGAGTTGATGTAACAATTTCAGTATAAAAAATAAAAAAAAGGCATTTATTTGCCTTTTTTTTCTTGACTTTTGCATCTAGAAGTACTATATTAAGTACATAGCAAAGGCGACGGTCTTTAGTTAGATAGTGCAAGGAAGAGGGATAGCAGGTCCCGAACTTGGCTAGTAGTTGTAGTGACAGCGTATGAGCATGGAGACATGAAGATACGACTTTAAACGTAACTGTTTAATACTAGGCTCTCAGTGATTTAGCAGAACAGACTGCAAAGCTGGGTTGTTGGTATTCTGAAGTCCAACCTATCACTTTATTAAAAAAGCGAGCCCTGAGCTCGCTTTTTTCTTTAACATAAATTTTAATTCTAGAATTATAAAAATTTAAATTGTGTATGCTCTTCCTGGAAATTGTCCTTCCGGTGAACCTACTACTTCTCTATCAGTGTTACCTGATCTCGCAAAAGTAATAAATGCGTTCATATCTTCCAATGAAGAGAATGTCCATTTTACAACAGCGTCTCCGCCTGATTCAACTACATGTTGAAATGACACAGTTACTGGTGATGTGTCTTTCATAGTAGAGCAATATGCATAACTTGCGCTACTTTCCCAACTTGTGTTATCAGCGAAATCGCCTTCGAAAACTCTGTATACGTGGTATTCTTCCATAACTTGCTCCTTTGATATATCATTTGCTAGTATCCAAGCACATGTATTTATGCAGATTTGTAGAGATAAACGTTATAGATTTACTTGTTTGATTGATTTTTTTATAATGCTGATAAAAAGATAAATACTTTTGTATTAAGAAAACCTATTTGGAGGAAATTTGGATGACATCGGTAATAGTACCAGACGGTGGAGAATATATTGTTAATGGAAACAACACTGTAACTGGTAATCTAACGGTTGAGCAGTCATTATCAACTGCTGAAAAGATAACCATCCTAAGTACAGACAATGTAGATTTAACAACACCTTTGTTGGGTGACGCGGCGTTAAATGTTTCAGGAGGAATATATGTTGCAACTGATGCTTATATCGGAGGCAACATTGTTGTTGCTGGTGATGTAATTACATTAGGCCTAACAGGATCGAATATCACATTCAGTGCAGGAATTGCTAGTGACGTGACACCAGCGACCACAGACACTGTTAATTTAGGTTCACCTACTAATGAGTGGGCAACCCTATATGCAAACAATATTTCTGTATCACAAAGTTCTGCTGAAATTTTAACAGCAGTTGATGTAACATCAGGTACAAGCGAAGTTACTACAAATACTGATACACAGGTTACCATGCCTGATGGACAAAATGGTAATATCAAAATAATATATGTAAAAGACGCAATTTCAACTCCTATCCAAATTAACCCAGATAATCTTCTTGGACACACAAGTATTTTAATGACACAACAAGGGGACAGTATAACTATGATGTTTAGAGATACTACCTGGGTAGTAATAAGTATGTTCGGTACTACGAGTGTAGTATAAACAAAATGAAAAGGGATAGAGGAGTTTATGAAAATTGGCTATTAAGACGAATCACACATCTAATAAAATAACAGCCGCCCAAAACGATCTAGTTCTAGATACAGATTCTCCACTACACAATGTCAGTGTTAGTGACAAAAGAGTTGTAAATGTACAAGACCCTGTTAATGCCCAAGATGCTGTTACCAAAATTTATTTAGAAACTGTTGTTGGCGCTGCTACCGGACAAGCTAACTTACTTCTTGGAACTCCTCCTGATGGATCATTTACGGATGGTGCATATCAACAATTTGATCCAAACCAAACTTTAACCGAAGCTATTGATGATTTAAATGAAGTTATGGAAAATGTCCGTAACAATACTTTTGTTAGAAGTGTTGACTTTACAGCAAATATTACTGTAGGCGGTGCAGGATTAACAACAACACTTAATATTGTTCCAGAAGGTAATGCAAATAGATATACAATTGAATGGGGTGATGGAAGTGTAACAACAGCAACTTCTGACTCAACTCCAACACATACATATGCAGATAATGTTGGAAGTCCATTTGACGTTAATGTTATTGCATTTAATAATTCAGGTGTAGGTAGTGGTAGTACAGCATCTAAATTAAGAGAAGATTATATTACAATTTTTACTGCTGATCCAGCGGTATCGTTTGCGGCTTATGCCACAGCAACTGGCGGAAGCCCTATTTCACAATGGGATGACGGCGATACTATTTACTTTGAGAATAATTCATCAAATACCAATGGAGCAACAGTCCAGTACACATGGACATGGGGAGATGGATCAAGCGATACAGTTATTACAGATGATAATGATCCAGGCGGCGCAACAGGCGATAGACTTGCTCATACATTTACAACAAGCACAGAACTAGAAGTTACACGTCAGGTATCACTAACACTTGACTCACACAGCACAGCAACACCAGGATTGGTTCCACTCGATGAAGGTGCAAGCTATAAAATTTATGACACACATACTCCAGAAGTGACGCTGGATAAAACTACTGGTATTAATGAAATAGCTAGCAATGGATTAGAAGTTAATTTTACTAACAATACAGAAAATACTATTGGTAATTATTCAACATATGGAATTCGTTATGTTTGGACATTTGGTGATGGTAATACACAAACTGTAAATGTTGGTAATAACCAAAACGGAGATACTAACAACAGTATACAACACCGTTATACACTTCCTGGAAATAACACAGCCACAGATTTTGTTGGTAATTTACGAGTAGAAAGTGACCATTCAAACAGTCCTTTCGTTAGTACCGATTTTACTATTCATGTTGAACCAGATGTGAGGGCAAGTATTGCAGGTAGTGCAGATACAGTTTCAGATCGTAATGGAGATAACCAGTATGATGTATATGATGGTGTTGACTATAATGGTGTAAATCGTGCATTAGTTACAGTTAACAACACAACACAACATGGTGATACTTTTGATTGGAACTGGAACGATAGCAGTTCAAATGATACAACAACAGATTTAAGTAGTGTAACACATGATTTTACAGGTGTTGCACCTGGTAATTATCAACTGGCAATGACAGCAACAGGCACACCAGATATTACCACACAAACAGATTTAGCTAACTTAACTTTCCAAGTGAACGCTGTTCCAGCATCGCCAGAAGGATTAAGTAATAAAACAATTTCACTAACAGATCCTTACCAAGGTATTGATCCGAGACTTGCATCTGGTTTTACAGATAATAGTTCAACTAATCCTCTTAATGCAGGAGACAGTTTAGAAACTAATACAGCAAGAAGGTATACTAGTGGTACACTAGACACAAGTGTAGCACAAAATACATACAATGGACTAAGTGGACAAGTAACCGCAGTAGTTAATGGAACAGTAGATGGAAGTAAATCCTTTACAACTGCATTAAACGAAAATGGAATTTTTGACAGCCTTGTCATAAGTGATCAACGTGATGCAAATGACAGCATTAGTAGCTCACTTTATCCTACTGGCTTTTATCAAACATTCGATGCAAAAATTACCAAGCCGTTTGCTGAATATTCAATCGGTGTAAACGATCAGCGAATTGAACATAGTCAAACTGGTAATACAAACTATGTAACAATAGTATGTGACGACTTAACTGACGTCCCGACAACAGATGTGTCTTCGGCAGTACTCACGGAACAAGCCGCAGGCACATATAGATATATCTCAGGCATACCTTACTACGATTCAGGTTCTCCAAAATTAACATTGTCTGGTGTTGCAGTAACTAATTGGATTGGACAAGCATATAGACAAACCAATAATGTCTTCGAGATAGCAAACGGCACAAATTTAGAAAGCACCAGCGGTGCAACAATTAGCACACAATATAAAGATTATCAAGATCTTGAAGATGCTAATTATCTAACTGGGGGAATTCCTCAAGCAAATACATTGAATTATGATTTTGCAGATCAAACAATCAATATTACTACTTCAAGTATTGCAGCAGTTGAAACCCTTAAAGTTAGAACTTACAATGTAAATGGTACTGGAAATTACCAGTCTCTAAATGAAAAAATACAAGTACATACAGCTAACTTATTTGGCTTAAATGAAGGATCGATTCCAGTTACTAGCTCATTAGGTAATGGCGTGTTTACTGGAAACGGTTTCCGTATCGCTGATTTTGTTAACGATGTAACTGATACACCTGCTATAAATGGAGCAACTGATTACACTGCTACACCATTTACTGGTGCAATTGGTGTAAGTGGAAGCCAAGAAGCTACTGTAAGATGGGGTGTGTTAAAACACGATACTACAGATTATAGCACAGGCTACCTACCAGTTGGTCCTGATAGAAGCTCAGATACTGGAACACAATATTTTACTTTTGCATTCCAAAGACAGGTTGTTGCTAACTTTAGCATTTTTATTAATTCAACAGGAATTTCAGGAATGTGGGTAGCGGCTCCAGGTACTGGTATTGATGTGTCAAGTGGGTTAAACGGTTGGATTGATTGTACTAGTCAATATGCCGGCGCAGGTGTGCCTGGTAGTGATACTGCTAATGGCGGTAATGGATCAAACGGTTGTGCTTTAACAGGTGCAGATGTTGTACCCACAAATACAAACATTAATTCAAGTTATACAATGACACTTGGTGCAGAAAATATGAGTAATTCAACAAATAATGTTGTCCTAGTTAGGGTAGCAATTGCTAGCGGAAAAGAAATAACAAGTTTGCAAATTGGGGAGGCTAACTAATGGCAATCTCCGACAATCAAAAAATTGATTATCTATTCAAGAAAGTTGGATTTGGTGCCACTAAGACTGATACAGTCTTTAATAAACTGGCGGCAAACGAAAGTTTACCAAGCCCATTACTAATACGTGGCGACACGATTTGGGCAGAATCAGGCAACATTCCATCAGTTATTCCAACAACATCTACTGCACCAGTAGAGATTAGAACAGCAATTGAAACAACTGAAGATATAACCGCAACTGGAAACAGAACTTGGAAAACAGGAATCACTGATTGGATCCCAACTGAATTTGGTGCAACATATCTTGTAAATGTTTATGTTCATACTAGTGGAGATCCAGCAGGTGCAGAATCAATATCTAACAAAGTCTTTACTACTGGTAGCGGTAATAACGATGAATGGTTCTTTGATTATCAATCAGGCGTATTAAACTTTATTGGTGAAAATTTACCTAACGGTGTTGACTTTTCTGGAAAAAGTGTTTATATAAGTGGTGCAACATATAGTGGTGCTCGTGGTGTAGCCTCAGCGGCTATTACTGCTGACATTAGTGACCTACAGTCGCAAGTTGATAACATATTAACAAATACTGATCCTGCAACACTTGACTCACTTAGTGAAATTGTTACTGCCTTCCAACAAGGTGATATTGAACTAGAATTAACTGTTGGTGATGGAACTACGTCAGTATCTGATACTACAAATGTTGTGTTTGACCCTAACAGTGGATTTACTGTCACTGATAATGGAAATGGACAAGTTACTGTTACTAGTGATGTTAGTGGTCAAGTAGCAAGTGATCTAGCTAATCTTGAAGCAGTACTTAGATCTGATTTTACAACTCCAGTTTTACAGTACCCAACGTCACAGGTATTTACTGGAGACGGAACAACAGTAAATTATACACTATCAGAAACAATTCCAAATGCACATGCTATTGACGTATATGTGAATGACGTTTTACAGCGTCCTTCAGAAGCTTACCAAGTAATAGGTACAACCTTACAGATGTTGTCTGTTCCAGATGCTGGAATGGACATTTATGTTAAGTATAGAACTTCTTTTAGTACTACTAATGCAATACCAACCAACACTATTAACAGTACACACATTGCTATTGATCAAGTAAATGGATCACACATTGCTGATGATACAATTACTAACGATCATTTAAATTTAACATATTCAAGCAATCAATATACTGCTGATGGTGTACAGGTTGCATTTAATATTCAAGATGGTCATACTGTTGATTCTGTATTAGTTATTAAAAACGGACTAATACTTACTCCACAGGACTATCACATATCTGGTACAACATTAACAATTTTGTCAACACCAGCCGCAAGTGATGTAATTGATATAAGATATTTACCAATATAATATATTCATAGCACTTAATCTACCCCCAATAGTCATAAATATTAATGGCATCATCTGATGCTCAATCCTGATCGTATCAGGGTTGTTTCGTATATAAAGATTATATGCGATCAAATATATTTGATTGGAGAAATCTAAAATGGCTTTTAGACAGATTAAAACCCCTGCGTTAGCTAACCAGGCGGTTATTGATACCAAACTAGATGTAACAGCAGTTTCTGGCCAAACTGCTCTTACGAGTCTGAACACGCCTGCAAGTGATGTATTTCTTGTACATGACAACGCAGCAAATGCACTTCGTAAAATTACTGCTTCAGCAGTAATTGGTTCATTTACAACCGACGATTTACAAGAAGGTTCGAACAACGAATACTTCACTAATGCAAAAGCGCAGGCAGCGGTAGCTCAAGATATTGCAGATGCAGTAGCGGCTGAGGCGACATTACGCACAGCGGCTGACTCAGCTCAAGATGTTGTGACTGCGGCACTTCAGGGTGAACTAGACGTAACACAAACAGGCGCAGGCCTGAACACAGACGGTACATATGCAGCAAATGGTTCTGGGAACTATGTAAGCACAGCTACCTCACTTAAAGACGCAGATGATAAACTAGATATGGCACTTGCGGCAATGGATGCAGCATATAAATCAGCCGATGCGACACTACAAACAAACATCGACTTTATTACAAGCAACGTTGATCAAGCATCTCTTGATTCACTTACAGAAATTGTAAATGCTTTCCAAACTGCTGATACTGCACTGTCAGCATCAGTAACTGCAAACACAGGCTTAATTAATGCAGAAACGCTTAGAGCAACAGGCGAAGAAGCAAGAATTGAAGGCCTAGTAACAGCAACACAAGCTGAACTAGACGCAACACAAGTTGGTGCTGGTTTAGGCGCAAGCGGCGCATATGTTGCTAACGCATCAGCAAACTACATTGCATCAGCAACTTCACTAAATGCGGCAGACGTAGCACTTGACTCAGCTCTTAAAGCTGAAGAAACTGCACGTACAAATGCTGACACAGCAATGCAAGCAGAAGTTGATTCAAACACAGCAAAAATTGGTTCAGCAGCTCTTGATACAACAGCAACTGACCTATCAGCTGGTTTAAATGAAGTACATGGTGAACTAAATGCAGAAGTAACTCGTGCTACAGCAGCAGAAGGCGTTATTTCAGCAAACCTACAAACTGAAGTAAATGCACGTGGTGCAGCCGATACGCAAATTATTGCGGATTATGAAGCGGCAGACACAGCTTTACAAACAGAGTTAGATGCGACACAAACAGGCGCTGGTTTAGCTTCAGATGGTACATATGTACAAAACACAAACACTGACTATATCAACCTAGCTACAGACCTAAATATGGCAGATAGAATCTTAGCGGATAATATCAAACTAGTAGATACAGCTTACAAAGCAGCAGATACAGCGTTAGACGCTCGCCTAACTACTGAAGAAGGTAATGTTGATACACTACAAACTGAAGTACAGGCACTTGAAGACGTAATTGGTGATATTGCAAATACACCATTAGATACAACTGCAACAACACTTGGTGGTGCAATTAATGAAGTTCATGGCGAAGTAAATGCTATCGAAGCTCGTGTAACAACAAACGAGTCAGACATTGCAACAAACTTAGCATCAATTAACAACATTATCAGCAACACTGATCAAGCAGCACTAGACTCGTTAACAGAAATCGTGGCAGCTTTCCAAGCCGCAGACTCAACACTAACAAGCCTAGTAACAGCAAACGCAACACAAATTGACACAGTAGAAGCAAGTGTTGGTTTAAATGCAGATGGTTCTTATGCCGCACATAGCGGTTCAAACTACATTGACTCAGCAACAACAATTAAGTCAGCACTGACTTTATTAGATACTCAGTCAAAATCAAATGCTGATGCGCTTGCACAAGAAGTACTAGACCGTGTAGCAGACGTTGATGCAGAAGAAGCAGCAAGAATTTCAGCTGTTTCAGCAGTACAATCAGAACTAGACGCAACACAGTCAGGCGCAGGTTTAGCGGCAGATGGTTCGTATACAGCAGAAGCACTATCGAACTACCTATCAGCAGCAACTGATTTAAAAGATGCGGATAACAAGTTAGACGCACAAGTTAAAATCGTAGCAGATGCACTAGCGGCAGAAATTTCAACAACAGACGGTGAAATTACAGCTCTAGATACACGTGTAACAGCAGAAGAAGCAGCAACAGCGGCAGCAACAGCAGACCGTGCATTAATCCGCACAGAATTTGCTAACGCAGATACTACACTACAAAATAACATTAACACACTATCAGGTGAAGTTGATGATACACAAATTGGTGCAGGTTTAGCGGCTGACGGTTCATATGTAGCAAACTCAGGTACTAACTACCTAGGTACAGCAACATCACTAAAAGATGCAACTGAAAAACTAGATGCACAAGCAAAAGTAAATGCTGACGATCTAGCGGCAGAAATCTTAAACCGTACTAACGATGTTGATGCAGAAGAAGCACGTTCAATTGCAGAAGAAGGTCGTATCGAAACAAAAATTGATAACGAAGTAACTCGTGCAACTGGTGTAGACGCAACACATACAGCGGCTATTGCTACAAACGTAAATGACATTGCAACAAATGCGGCAGATATTATTACTGAAGCAGGTAACAGAGCATCAGCAGATGCGCTTATCCAAACTGAACTAGACGCAACACAAGGTGGTGCAGGCCTAGACACAGATGGTGGTTACACAGCAGATGCAACAACAAACTACTTAGGTTCAGCAACAGACCTATTCAACGCAGACGTACTACTAGATACACAAATCAAAACAGTAGACGGACGTATTGATACACTAGTAAATGGTGCAGACACAGCATTAGACACACTAAAAGAAATTGGTGATGCTTTTGATGCGGCTGACCAAAACTTACAAGGTCTAATTACAGCTAACTCAACACGCCTAACAACAAATGAAGCTGATATTGATGCTCTAGAACTTTACACTGATAAAGGTAATGCACTAGACACAGCAGCAACTACATTAGGTGCGGCAATTAACGAATTACACACAGATGCAACAACACTAGCAGGTCGTGTAACAGTTAACGAAGGTGATATTTCAACAAATGCTACAGATATTGCGGCATTAGAAACTGTATTAGGTGACATTTCACAGAATCCACTAGATACAACAGCAACAACTTTCGGCGGCGCAATTAATGAAATTCACGGCGAACTAGATGCGGCAGTAGTTGAAATCACAGCAACACAAGCGGCAGTAGGTCTAAATACAGATGGTACATACTCAGCACATAGCGGTTCAAACTATCTAGATTCAGCAACAACTGTAAAAGGCGCACTATCAGCAATTGATACGCAAGTAAAACAAAATGCTGATGATATCGTGTCAGGTGATGCGACTGTAACTTCTGCTTTCCAAGCAGCAGATACACAAATCATCTCAGACTACCAGGCAGCTGATACACTGATCCAACAAGAACTAGACGCATCACAAGTTGGTGCTGGTTTAGCGGCAGATGGTTCATACGTAGCAGATGCAACAACGAACTATGCAAGCACAGCAACATCACTAAAAGATGCAGATAAGAAAATTGACGCAGCAGTAAAAGTTAATGCTGATGCACTAGCACAAGAAATTCTTGATCGTGTAGCAGATGTTGATGCAGAAGAAGTTCGTGCAATTGCAGAAGAAGGCAGAATTGAAGGCTTAGTAACAGCTGAAGTAACACGTGCAACTGGTGTAGAAACTGCACTTGATACACGTTTAACAGCGGCTGAAGGCGAAATTACTGCTACTCAAGCAGGCGCAGGTCTTGAAACATCTGGTGCATATGCAGCAGACGCAACAACAAACTACCTAACAGCGGCAACTTCACTAAAAGACGCAGATAAAAAACTAGATACAGCAATTAAAGCAGAAGAGGCACGTGCCTTACTAGCAGAAGGTGCTCTAGATACTCGTTTAACTACTGAAGAAGGCAATGTTGACGCTCTTGAATTACTAGTTGGCTCAGGCGCACTAGATACAACAGCAACAGCATTAGTTGGCGCAGTAAACGAAATCCATGGTGAAGTGGATGCAGTTGAAGCTCGTGTAACACAAAATGAAACTGATATTGCTACAAACTTAGCATCAATCAATACTATCATTAGTAACACAGATCCAGCGGCATTAGATTCATTAACTGAAATCGTAGCGGCATTCCAGGCGGCAGACTCAACACTAACGGGTCTAGTGACTGATAACCTAAACGAAATCAATGCAATCGAAACTTCATTAGGTCTAAACACTGATGGCACATATATGGCACACAGTGGTACAAACTACATGGACACAGCAACAACAGCAAAAGGTGCTCGTGAACTATTAGACACAGCAATCTCAGCTGAAGAAGCGGCACGTGTAGCGGCAGACCTTGTACAAGATACAGCAATTGCAGCAAAATTACCACTTGCTGGTGGTACAATGACTGGTGCACTTGACATGGGTTCAAACAAAGTAACGAATGTAACTGCTCCAACAGCAGCAACAGACGCGGCTAATAAAGACTATGTTGATACAGCAATTTCAGCACAAGACATCAGCCTATATACAACTGATGATCTAGCTGAAGGTTCAAATGAGTACTTTACACCTACAAGAGCGAGAGCGGCAGTAAGTGTAAATGATACAACAGCAGCAGGCGCAATGCTAACATACAACTCAACAACTGGTGTGTTTGCAATGAATGGTGATGTGTCAGTTCTTGAATTAACAGATGTAGCAGATTCAGATTTCACATCGAAAGGTGAATATGTTCTAGCAGTTAAGCAAGATGAAACAGGCATGGAACTAAAAGATATTACTGAACTATCGTTTGCTTCACCAAACCGTATTACTATTAACGGTGACGGAAGCACAACAACATTTGCACTAGGGTTTACAACAACTCAGTCAGATGCGATGGTATTTGTTGGCGGTGTTGTACAAGACCCTACAACTCACTATACTATCAATGGTTCAGCTGGTACAATTACATTTACTGATACAATTCCAACAGGTACACAAGCGGTTGTGATTTCACACATCCTAGGCTCAGTACCATACCTGGAAGCAAACTCAGTAACAATGGACAAGTTCTCAGCAGATATCAAAGCGTTCGTACAACAGTCAGCAGTATCAGCAGGTACTGGTGGTGATGTAATTGATACATTTGACGGTACAGCATTCCGTTCAGCAAAGTATGTTATCCAAGTGGATAACGGTGCAGGTGCATACGAAACTCGTGAAGCTCTAGTAGTACACGATGGCACAAGTGCATACATTACTGAATACGCTCTAGTTTACACAGGCTCAAACCTAATTGGTGACGCAAGTGTTAACATGAACGGTAACAATGTAGAGTTAACATATACAACGGACTCAGGTACAGCAACAGTGAAAGTTATCTCAACTTACATTGATGTATAATAAGAAACCAAGGGTATGGAGCCGCTTTTAGCGGCTCCTAGCTAACATAAACTGCTTAGTTTTTTTTATAAACAAAATCAAAGTAGTTTACAAAGCGAAAAGCCCAATAAATATTAAGGAAGACTAGATGTCTTTACTTTTTTTGATCAAAAAAGGAGTCATAAAAAATGGCACAAAGAAAATTTATTATTGACGGTGGTTTCCAGTCGACAGATGATTCAATCATTGAAGCGAACCTAGAAATGACAGGTAACATTTTACCTACCGTTGATTCAGACGGGACTACAGGTTACGACCTAGGTAGCCCAACAAAAAAATGGCGTGACCTTTACCTTTCATCAGGATCTCTTTATATCGATGGACAAAAGGTAATGGAATCAGATGCTGGTACAATTGTTGTACAAGCTGACCCTGATCAATCGCTAACTACAAAAGTAACAGGTACTGGTGTACTAACATTCCAATCTGCAACTTCAGTAAATATGGCTGCAACGCTACAAATGCAAGCAGGCAAGAAAATTACTGATGCAGGCGGAAACGCTGTTGTATTTGGTGATAAAGTTGACATGGATAATAACCAAATTATCAACGTTGGCGCACCAACAGCTGACGGACATGCGGCAACAAAACTTTATGTTGACGGCTTAGTTGGCAACATTTCTACATCTGCAATTACAGAAGGCGATTCAGAAATTGAAATCGCTGACTTAGGTACAGGTACAGTTGGCATCACAGTTGACGGTTCACAACGCTTTGCATTATCAGCAACAGCACTAGCACTTACTGTTCCAGTAACAGTAAACGGTGCAACTTTAGCAACCAACGCATACGTTGACAGTGAAATCTCAACACTATCAGCAGCAGTAGCAGCTGGCGCATACGGTGACAGTGATGTAGAAGCTGTCCTAGATAGTACACCAAGGTTTGATGCAGGACTAAGACTTGGAGAAAACGCGGATCTTTTAATTAAAGCAAATAATAACGGTGATGATATACTAACTATTGAAAATAATGGTGGTCAAGCGTTCTTCTATGGTCAAAAGTATCTACCTGCTGATAATGGGCAAACAGACCTAGAACTTGAAGCAAAAACTGGTGGTAAAATCAATGTTAATGGTTTCCGTGTATATAATGTTGGTACACCAACAGATACAACAGATGCAGCAAACAAAGGGTATGTTGACTCAGAAGTATCAACTCTACAGTCCAATATCAACACAGAGAAGGGCCGTATTGACGCAATCATGTCAGCCTCGACTTCAGATGCCGATACATTTGCAGAAATCGTTTCACTTGTAAATTCTGTAGATACTACAAATGATAATGGTCTAGCGGCTGAAATCACAGCACGTACAAATGCAGATACAGCACTAAGTGGTCGTTTAGACACAGTTGAAGGTACTGGTACTGGTTCTGTAGCTAAAGCAGAAGCAGATGCAATCGCATCAGCAGAAGCAAAAGATGTAGTACGTGCGGCAGCGGCAAATGCATACGCAGACCAAGCAGAAGCAGATGCGAAAGCATACACAGATACACGTGAAACAGCTATCACAACTGCATATGCAGCGGCAGATACAACCCTACAGTCTAACATTGACACAGAAAAAGGCCGTATCGATGCAATCATGGCGGCATCAACATCAGATGCAGATACTTTTGCAGAAATCGTTTCACTTGTTAACTCAGTAGACACAACAAATGATAACGGTCTTGCAGCTGAAATCACAGCACGTACAAATGCAGATACAGCACTAAGCGGTCGTTTAGATGTTATTGAAGGTACTGGTACAGGTTCTGTAGCTAAAGCACTAGTAGACGCTAAAGCATACGCAGACCAAGCAGAAGCAGATGCTATCACATCAGCAACAAATCTAGTTGCTAATGCAACTGGTTCAAACCTAAGTCTGGCTAATAAGTCAACATCTGATCTATCAGAAGGTTCAAACCAGTACTTTACTAATGCACGTGCAGTTGCAGCATTAGAAGCGTCACTAACACACTTCCACTCAGCAGAACAAGTAGTATCAGCAGCAGTAGCAACATCTAACGCATCTGGTTCAGTGTCATTCACATTCTCAGAACTTGCAGGCGCGGATCACTATGCAGTGTATCTAAACCGTCAACTTCTACGTCCAGGTGAATTCACAGCTAATGGTAACGCAACAAACAACCTAAGTATTTCAACAGGCATTCTTGCAGAAGATGACGAAATTGAAGTAGTAGGTTTTAAACTATAATCTAATCAATGTTGGGGGGTTTGAACATTCCCCCCAACAGTTTACATTGTAAACACTGGGGACGAGAGGTCCCTTCGTATTAGAAAACTCATTAAGGAGACAAAAAATGTCACGTAAGTTTAAAATTGGTGGTTCAAGTAAATCACTTAAAGACCTATGGAAAGAAAAGATTGCTTCGGCAGCTTCTCTTAAAACAAACGATGGTAAGTGGAACGATATTTCATCACTATCATCAGCATCAGATGATGACTATAAAAACTATAAGTTTAAAGTTAACACAAAAGGTGAGATGGAACCGATTCTTTCAGATGCAGACATCGGCGCAGACGATATCGTATTTGGTGCATCAAAATCAAATCTTCGTCGTATGGCTGACCTAGAACGTAACGTTTCTATTCTAGCAAACCAAATCACAACTATTGATGGTGACGCAGATGTTGACGACGATTCAGACGAACTTTTCGATAACTGGATCACAAAAGATACAGCGTTCACAAAAGATGTAACACTTGGTCGTTCAAGTTCAACATCATGGTGGAATGGTTCATCAACATCACGTGTTGATGTTGACGGTCACTTATACATTAACAATGGTATGTCACTTGGCTCAACAGCACAAGAAGTATTCCGTGATCTTGCAGGTGGTATGGCTTCAACTGGTCTAACATTCTCAGATTCAGGTAACACAATCAAAGTAGACGAAACACGTATGGCAACACGCTCATACGTTGATTCAGAAATTGCGGGACTAGCCGATTCAGCACCAGCAGCACTTAATACACTTAACGAACTAGCTGCGGCGCTAGGCGATGATGCAAACTTCGCATCTACAACAGCTACTAACATTGCTGCAAAAGTTGCTAAAACATCATCACAAGCACTACGTGCAACAGATGCAATTACAGTTTCAAATGATACTGTAACTATTCACAAAGGTGACGGTACATCAGAATCAGTAACAGTTTCAGATGCTAACTCAGACAACTATCTAACTGGCGCTTCATTCAGTACTTCAAATGGTGTTCTAACACTATCACGTACAAATGGTAACGTAACAGTTGATCTAGATGGTCGCTTTACAGATAACGGCTATGCAGATGCAATGAACCAGCATGTTCGTACAACTGATTCACCATCATTCGCAAACGTAACAGCAACAAACTTCAACGGTACAGCAACATACGCTAAGTATGCTGACCTTGCAGAACGTTATGCAGCAGATGCTCCATATGCAGAAGGTACAGTTGTAGTGTTCGGCGGTGAAGCAGAAGTAACAGCTTCATCATCATTCGCACAGCGTTCACTTGCAGGTGTAGTATCACTGCGCCCAGCGGTTGCTATGAATGCAGAAGCAGGTAACAATGAAACACACCCATTCATTGCTCTACAAGGTCGTGTTCCAGTGAAAGTAACTGGTGACGTTAAGAAAGGTGACATTCTTGTTGCTTCTGACGTTGCAGGTACAGCAACAGCTTGGACAAACGAAGACGCAGACCCACGTATGACAGCATACGTAGGTATTGCTATTGCAGATGCAGTAGACGGTTTCGTAGAAGTAAAAGTAGGCAAGTAATTCTTATTGCATACTAACGAAAAGGGAGCGGCAACGCTCCCTTTTTTTGTGGATAAATATAATTATGACTGAAACAAGAGAAATACGATATTACAATAATAGAAAAACTGTGCCGTTGAAAACTGAATCATTCTTAGACAATCTTACGAGATTTGATATAGATGAAAGTCCTAGTCTTCTTAACAAAAAACACAGCATACAATATGTGGATTTTGATAAGTTAAAGATTACAGATAAGCAACGAGAAAGTTTTGATCCCACTCATGCACAAGATATCATATCTGGGTTCCACCCAGGCGTGCATCATCCCACCTGCGTTGCATTGATTTATGGTGAATACATAATATGGGATGGGCATCATAGTGCAGTAGTTGCATATAAAACTGGAATGAAACAAGCACCGTGTGTTGTATTTGAATGCGACACATTAGAAGAATTTCAAACATTGTTAGATGCAGATACCTTCATCAAATTTGATAAATCACAATTAGAAATTATGTTTAGTGCGTATGAAGACTAGACTTAATCCTCTCGGCTAAAGAAATTATTTAATGTATTGCGTAACCAAGATTTTTGTTCGTCTGACTTATTATCAACTACCCATTCTGGGAATTTTTTGAATAGCTTTTTCCACTGTTCCATTTCATTATGTAAATCAACAACACGTCTACTATACTCACTCGTACCCGGCAAACTGTATTCATCCCGTATATTTCTAAGATGGTCTTTACATTTGCGCAAGTCTTCTATGTCTCGGTCAACAGCAAGTAATATTTCTTCGAAACTTTCACTAGTGTTAAACTTTTCTATTAAAAATTTATGATGGTCTTTCTTTGTTTTGCCATCATAAAGAAACATAATTTCTTGTAAGTCATAGTACAGTGCTTTTATTGGATTAATACTTTCTCTGTATCTTTCCATAACTTCTTTAATTTCAAATCTTCTGTCTATCGTGCTTAGATTTTCAAGTGCCGCGATAGCAACGATATTCATCTTTTGACGATTATTCGTTATGTCTTGTACATATTTCTTTTTGATACGCTCTATCGCAGTATCAATTACTTTTTTATCATCTATTGTTAATCCAGATTTAAGATATTCTAAGTGCCCAGGAGTTGTGTTATTGATGCCAATACGAAGGCTATCCGCAATAACACCTGTTTTTAGGTATTCTTTGCAGTCACGAATAAACTTTTGTTTTTTGAAATCAATAATGCCTTTTGACACATGCTACCTCCCAAGAACTATTTCCTCTACTAGTATTTATAGTGATAAAATAATATTTTTAATCTGCTTTAATTTATTCTTTTTGAATAGTGTGTCCCTAGTACCTGGGTGCATGGGTTTTGGGAAGTGACCACTATCAATCCAAGCATATCCTCCACTTTCTGTATTTAATTTTGGTAGAAATTCTGTATCTACAATTATAACGAATGTGTAATAACTAAATTTCTTGTCCCTGGAATGATATTGATCTAATGGATATATTTTATTTACTTTATTTTCGATATCTAAATCTATTTCTTCTCGCAACTCTCTTAATAGTGTTTGGGAAACATTTTCATTTTCTTCTACTTTACCACCCCAAAATCCCCAATGTCTCGCATATGATCCGGAAGCCGCTCGTTGTTGTAATAGTATTCTTTTTGTATCTTTTGCTATAATGCAACCGCCTGCGGCTTTAATCATCAGTTTCACTTTCGCTGATTAGTTCAAGTCTCCAATAACCACCTTCGTAAATACCTTGATATGTATCACTCCAATTTCCATCTTCAAATTTAAATTGTTGCATAGTATATGTGTTTGTGACGTATGCTCTTAGATCGAACTCCTTTGCATCGAAACTAATAACCCAAGATGAACCGTTGTATTCAATGATATCGTTTTCTTCAATGTGTATTCCCCATACTGAATCAGATGATGCAGAACCTAAGCATAGATATCGTTGTCCGACAGATTGTGACGGGAAACTGTTGAATCCTGGTTTAACAGTACTTGGATTAATCACTCTATCTACGCTAGTTATAGTGTTGTTTGGTAGTGTATCACTATCTAAGTTGAACAGAAGCGTTGTAGGGTCTTCTGTGCGTGATACAGAGCCTATTACATCGGCGTTTAAATCTTCTAGTTCACCATGATATTTAAGACGTATCCTTGAAACACCATCATGTAATGTACCATAGTTAGATAGTACAGTATCCCATTCTATTCCGTTATCCCAGTTGCCGTTCTCTAATGCTTTGATTAGTATAGTATCGTCTTCTTTATAAACATTTACTGCATAATTTCCAGGAGTAACAACAACCGAACTGTCTTTTTGTAAATCAGCAAAGAATTCAAATGCGTTAGGATCATAATCAAGTGTATCTAAGTCAGAGTAATTATAGATATTATGAATAATATTTCTAATAACATTTTGTTTTGTAACTTGTGCTGGTGGGTTAATCCAAACTGGTATTTGGAAGAACAAACTTGCGATATCAATTTGGTCTTCAATCCCTGCAGGAATGCCACGGCTTGTCCACTGAATATCTGTAAGCTCAACTGTTGTAATCGTAGTCCAATCAATTGGGTTATCATTCTGTTGAATTTCAAGTGCAGGATTGAATAACACTAGCATTTGCTCTAGTAGTTGTAGCTTCTGATCGGTATTAGAGGTCCATACATCTACTTGCATGTTTAATAAGTATGGAACTGGCATTAATCTGCCTACACTGTACCTATTTCCCTGTTCGTTTGTATACTTGCTTGTTTCTGGATCCCAACGTCTTTCATTTACACCTACTGAATCTGTGAATAACGGATCTTGTACTCTCGCTCTATCTGGTTGAAAACTCTGAACCCAACATGCAATAAATGGAGTTGAGTTAACAATGTTCTCTGAATTTCCCTTGACAATCGTAGCCGCCATACGAGATACGTCACCGTATCTTGCTGGTACACGCATATAGTAATCGCTTACGCCATCATTCATTTTCTTGCCTGTCTTTACAGAGAAGCCACTAAACATACGAATGAACTGAAGAATATATCTTCTTATTTGTTCATCATAAAAATGCATTTGTCTTGTATCACTCATTATTCATCTACCTTCGGTCTAACTGCTTTTGACAGATTTACACGTGAATTTACCGTTGTGCCGTCATCAAGTATTGATACGCCATCATTGTTAATGAATTGATGATGCAATCTGTGTCCAACTTCCCATGCGCCGTCATCATCTTCAATTTTGAACCATTTATTATCACGATATTGAAATAGTCTTGCTGGTTTATAATCCACTCTCAAGAAGTAAGAATTGTCATCTGGTTCTTGTGGAAAGCTACTACCACTTGCTACAGTTGCATAATCAACATCATCGGGATGATCGCTTTGTACCGCGTACTCAAGATTATTCTTTCTATAATCATAATACTTTCCAGGAACGTTCTGTTGTGCTTCGTCTACGATAGCATCATTAATTTGCAACTCGGTGTTATATGTTGAGAGCAAATTCTTCAAATCATCAGCTTCTTCGCCAGTGCCAAATATATCAGAATACTCCTGTGAGTCTTGAAGTTGCTTACAACGGACACGCCAAATATGTGGCCACCATCCTGGATCAAACCCTTCGCTTGCTTTTGAACCTTCTTGTACAACCCAATATTGATTAACGGCAGCCGCATCTTCATCAAGTAGTAAGTCATCCCTCATATGAGGAAGCTCAATAACATCACCTGTCATAAGTTTTCGACCCATCTGTTCTACCATCTGATTTAGATGTACTGTGAATACATTCTGGTCTGACCCTAAGAACATACCGAACTGTGACAAATCAAAGTCTTGGTCACTCACTGTATATGCACCACGTAAATCATACAAAGTTGTTTCATATTTTCTATCACGATTCTCCATGAACAGCAAATCCTGAATTGGTGGATTAGCTGGATCATAGTTAGGATCGTTCTCATCAACTGAGCCGATATATTTGTGTACAAGTAATGACGTACCGCCATGATCGAAGTGTGCTTTCACCATCTTATCAATGAACTTGTAGTCATTACCCTTACGAGGGTTCCATAAACTTAATCTTGGCATTGCTTTTTTCCTTGACTTATTACTGTATTTATCATATAGTTAAGATAACGTATGGAGAGAATCATTATGAATGACGGAACATTAATATCACGTGGTATTATCGCTAATACAGTAATCTCACAATTCAAGATGTGGGCGACTAACCCAGAACGATATCATCGTGGCAATGCAGTAGACGGCAATTATTACGGAGAACATGACGGTAAGCGAGAGTATGATGTGTGGTGGACTACCCAGCCACCAAAAGAAATGTGGATGCCACTTGTTGCACAATTATATGGCAAGGTAACCCATATGTTTGGACATGAGAATTGGTCTATTCATGTTGTTGACTGTATCACTACTCGACCTGGATCAAGTAAAGTGTATGCACATATTGATACGCCGTATCGTTTTGATGAATTCGCAGATAGCGATGAAGTGCTTGGTGTACAAATTATTATTCCACTAGACACATTTACAATAGAGAATGGTGCAACAGCATTACTTCCTGGATCAAGCACAGAACGAATCGATTATAAAGATTTAGAAAAGAATCGAGAGCATTATAATGATAGATTGTTGTCAGAAGGTATGCAATTCCTTTCAAGTCCCGGTGATGTTTTGATGTATGATAGTCGCACATTACACAGTACGATGCCTAACGGATCAAGTGAATTTCGTAGTGCATTGTTAATAAACGCTTTAAAAACTGATATTATTCCAAGAGTGCAAGAGCTTGATGGAAACACAGATTTTATTAAAAAGTAAAAAAAACTTGACATTTCCTATAAACAATGTATTATATTGTTAAATAGCAAATGAAGGAGGGACCATGACAGTGGCAACTAAACGAAAAATGTCGAGAGTGAAAGTTACTAAAAAAGTAAGCAAGCCTCGCACCCCTAGATTTGTAGATGAAAAATATACAGGCCCAGAGCCAGACTGGACATATGCAGAAGATATGACCGGCGGAGAATATTACCGAGAGCGGTGCCGTGTAGGCTTTTATTATAATTATTTCTATACTCAAAAAGATGGTAAGCCTTGGGTTATCACTTGGATGAAAAATAATGGATACACAAACACTGATATAGCAGCAGTTAAAGCAGTACCAGATAGTTGGATACCTATGTCAGTATCAGGTTATTGTCGTTCACTGACTAAAGGAATGCCGACTAATCACGACGGTGTTGCAGCACACCTTGAAACTCTTCCGGGAGTAGGATCAACGTGCATGAAAGATGCAGATGTTTATGTGAAAGAAAAACTTGTAGAAATTATTGAACGCGGCGCAAATATCAAGCATGAAAAGAAAGTTGAGGAAAAGAAAAAAGATATCCCTCGTCCATCTATTCAACAATTGCTACGCGACAAGTCAGCAGAAATGGCAGAAGAAATAGATAACTTTGTAGATGATTTTGACTACAAGTCTGCTACACTTAAAAAGTTTGATGCTGTTAAGATGCTACGTAAAGTGGAAGCTAAAGGAAATCATGCAAAGTGTATTAAATCATTTTATGAGTTAGAATTTAAAGAATATGATGAATTGCTTAATCCTCCTAAGCGTATGAATGAAGCTAAGAAAGATGATTATGAGCAACTTAAAGAAGGGTATGCACATCTAAAGAAGTCACAGATTAAAGCAGTTCATGAATTATATAGAAGTATCTTAGATGCATGTGATATGATTATGCTAGAGAGTAAAGTTAATCGTACTCCTCGTAAGAAGAAACCACAAAGTAAAGACAAGATTGTTGCTAAGGTTAAATATGCAAAGCAGGATCAGGCGACTACAAGTGTGTCTATCAAGCCAATTGATTGTTTAGATGCTGCGGCGATTATGGTTTATAACGTCAAGACACGTAAACTTGGCATCTACTACCCAGATGCTCATAGTAGTCTCTCCTTTAAGGGGACAACTCTGATTGGGTTTGATGAAAGCAAGAGCGTACAGAAGACGATGCGTAAACCAGCAGAACAAGTTTCTAAGTTTAAGAAAGTAGCAAAACGTTCATTGCAAAAAGAGTTTGATGCTGTAAAAAGTGTTGAAACGAAAATGAACGGCCGTTTTAATGAGCAGACTTTGATTTTGAAGGTTTTTTGATAAATACTGTGTAGGCGACGGTCTACCTTAACTCATTTTATTCCCGGGAGACACAAAATAATGTCACATTCAAACAGAGTATTTTACTATATGGAAATTAGAGTTCCAAACTTTGAGACTGAAACTACAATCGGTGCACAACGCGACCTTCTAGACCAACACATTGCAGCAACAAATTCTAAAAAATCTAAAGTTGCAAAAGAAACTGTATTTTTAGACATTACAGTTCATAATCAAGTTGATGATGTGCAGGCTATTACATTAGAATTTGCAAACGAGCGTAATTATAACACATACCTTTCTGTAGTTCAAGAATTCAGAGATTGGGCTATTACAAACCACAATGTTGAATATGTAATGGAAAAAACATCAATTACATCATATGCGGCACTTGCTACTGAATTACTAGATCCTACAAATGGATCAACAGATACATATTATGATAATATGAAAAAACATATGGTAGTTGATCTGCCAACATCACGTGGTTTTAAGTAAAAACTTTTAAATTAACGTTAAGCCCATACTATTTTAATAGTATGGGTTTTCCATATCTAGTATATTTGATAAATACTGTATATTGGAGATTTATCAATGCCTAAGAACCGTAATAAAATTAGAAATGATGTGATTAAAGAAATTAGACTATTGCTTGGCGATGGTATGATTGATATTGAATTGGATCCTGAACATTATGATGTAGCACTTGATGTTGCAGTGTCTAAAATTAGACAACGCTCAGAAAATTCAGTAGAAGAAGACTTCTATGCGCTTGAACTAAAAGAAGACGTTTCAGAATACTCACTACCTGAAGAAATCATTGAAGTGAAACAGATTTGGAATCGTTCATTTGGTAATGGAATTTCTGGTGGTAATGATATGGATCCATTTGAATTGGCATACGCTAATTCTTATTTTATGACAAATAATCATATTGGCGGCGCTTCAACATACGATTTTTTTGCTCAATACAGAGAAACAATCAATCGTGTGGCGGCAACAGACATTCAATACATCTGGAATCCAGTGACAAAGAAATTAAAACTTCTACGCAGAATGAGAGCGGACACAACTGTTCTTATACATGTACACTTAGAACGTAATGAAGAACAGCTTATGGTTGATCCATATATCAAGTCTTGGATACGTGATTATGCACTTGCATATTGCAAGCGTATGCTAGGTGAAGCACGTGGTAAGTTTTCATCGTTACCGGGCGCCCAAGGCGGCGTAACTCTTAACGGTGCAGAAATGAAAGCAGAAGCAGATGCACTAATTGAAAAATTAGAATTTGAATTAACGAATTATCAAGATGGTTCAGCGCCATTGGGATTTGTAATCGGCTAACTGCTACAATTTATCGCATCGCTTTTTCGTAATTTACGTGTTATTATACTATAAATAATAATATGAATATAACACAAATCACAAGTAAGATACCAGAATTTTGTATGAGCCATTGGCTCTTACGTATACCACTAGCTATCGTATTCCTACAACAAGGTCTTGCTAAATGGCCTATTGATACCGATACAGCAACATCGTTTGGACTTCCTTTATTAGTATGGGCATTTGTTGTATTAGGAGAGATAGGTGCGGGCTTAGGACTATTTGTCGGTGGCTTTCTAGCAGGTTTCAAAAACATAATAAAAGAATTAGGAGACATGATTACTCGATTCAGTGGTATTACAATTTGCTCAATTATGACAGGCGTTATTTGGATAAGTGAACCAGACAGTTTTTGGGACGTAATATTATATGATAACTTTCATGTTATGCTATGGGTAGGTGGTATGTTCTTTGCATTACGAGGAAATCGCACATGATTAAGTTCTTATTAGGACTATTCAATAAAGCACCAGAACGAAATCAAGAAGACAAATTTGATCCAAGAGTTCGTATCAATTCAGAAAATATGACAGACATTGAAAAGATGGATGTCGGATTTAACGGTAAGACATATACCAATAATGGTATAGAATCTGATTTCTAAAAATAAAAAATAAAATTGCATTTTTTACTTGACAACCTTAGCAGTTGTGCTATATCATATAGTATGATAATTCACACTAACACACAGAGGACATAATTATGGACTATACTACAAAACCTATTGGTTGGGTAACTACAATCAAAACAATAACTGGACTTCCAAAAGAAATGTGGGATACTGTAATGACAGTAGAAAAATCTCCCCTCAACAATCTAGACCCAGTCGTAGGACACATGGTGTTCCAAGTACTGTTCTTTATCTGGAGTGGTATTTTTGCTGCTATGGTAGGAAGTATGATTGCTTTTGGCATAAGCGCCACATTTCATATCTTATTGATTACTGGAATTACTATTACAATCGTGACATTCCGACAAGCAGAAAATAATCCTGAATCACTCAATAATCTTTTGAAATCAGGTCGCAAATATGATGGTCGTGCAAATGGTGGTGAACATGAGTGAACAAACAAACTATTGTACAACTAAAGGACTTGGTTGGGCATTCTTGATTATCATTATTGGTATGGTAGGATTGCCTATTCTTGGTTCAGCGATTGCTTATCCAGATAACTGTACGCAATCTATTATTATCCCGTGTATCGGGTTAGAATAACAAAACATAGAGGAAACGAACATGAAAAATTTAATTACCGCTACTATTTTTGCGCTATTTGCTTCATCAGCTTTTGCAGCAGATACTACCGTTGAAATGCTAAACAAGCGTGACGATGGAGCAAAAATGGTATACTCACAAGACATCGCACGTATTGATGTAGGAGATACTATTACTTGGACACCAGAGGATAAAGGACACAATGTAGAATTTATTGCAGGTCCAGACGGTTGGGATGCACCAAAGAAATCAAAACTATCAAAAGAAGTTTCAATTACATTTGACACACCAGGTGTATACTTGTACCAATGCACACCACATAAAACAATGGGTATGATTGCTATTGTTGTTGTAGGTGACGGTGATAACGATGTGTCTGGCGCAAAGGTGCGCGGCAAGTCAAAGAAGAAACTAAAAGAATTACTGGGTGATCTATAATGTGTCCAGCATGTTACATTAACGGATTATTGTTGCTTATATTTGGAGCAACAGGAGCGCAACTAGCCAGCAACCCTTGGATTATTGCACTCAGCACAGTGCTTACCATCGGAGGCTTCTGGTGGATGTGGCGAGCATACAAACGCAGCAAAGGCAAAGGCGGACTGAAAAAGAATCTTAAGATCACGGCTTTGGTTTTATTTGCATTTGCGGCAGGCTATGTTACGGCAGCATATCAAACACATGAGTATTGGCAAGAAGCATATGGTGCAGAGGATCATTTAGAATAAGTGATGATCTGGTTCAACTTATTCGGTATCTTAAGACTATAACACACTAAATAAGAATATGGAATTCTTATTAAAAGCGATAATATCAGGTATACTCGTAGCTACAGTTAGTACAGTTGCACAACGTAATGCAACACTGGCCGCACTACTCATGGGTATACCTTTTACCGCCTTCTTAGCAATGATATTCATGTGGTATGCGGGCGTTGATGTTGAAACATTTTCTAAATTTTCTTTTGAAACCGTATATTTTGTCTTGACATCCCTTGTATTTTTTGTTATATTCGGGTTAACAATTAGTTACGTTGGTTTCTGGTACAGTATGTTACTGGGATCAATAGTTACTATTATCCTATATAACGTTGTACTAAGGCTTTTATAAATGACAAAA